GCCCTCCAGTAGTATGAAGCGCCCTGTAACAAAGGTAGTTAGAATCCAACACTACTATTTTCATTAGTGAAACCTCTTTTTCCTATTCAATTTCAAGGACGCTTCCCGCTCGTTCCATGCCTTTTGGGCGTGCTTGGCCAGTTCTTTTTCCAATCCCTTTGCTTCGATGGTCTCAATGAGCTTGGTCCTAGACATGGTGGCTCCGTCCAGAAATGTTTTAGGGCACTTGATAGAGGCTTTAGATTTCTTCCATTTCTCACTCCACTCCACCATAAAATCGATCGTTGGTCCCAAATCGTCTAATCCAAACTCATCATAGATAGCCATAGGGACTTTGCGTTTCTTTCCGGTGGTCCGGTTTTTGTCTATATCGATGAGGGACCGACCGCCGATCTGTACCTTCTTTTTGTCGGAGCCCCTGGTAATCTTACCAGCCCATACTAGCCACATTCGGCTCCAGCTGTAAAACCTAATGGCTTTGCCTCCCGCCACATATCGTTTCTCAAAGGAGAAGGTATCCATGCTTTCTCGGGTTTGAGATATGATAATCAAAATAGAATCGGTTTTCTTAATTGATGATTTGATGTTTCGAAGCAACTCGGAGGCTTTCTTGGGCTTGGCTCCTCCATAAGAGCCTTTGGTTTCTTTGCCCTCCTCCCGGTCTTTTTTCTGTTGGGCTAATTTCTTCTTATCATCCAGTGAGTCCAATGAGTCCCAAGAGTCCACTATGTAAACAAAGGGCCGACCGTCCTCGATTGCATTGGTAATATTGTCCCAGAAGTCTTCGATGCTGTCAGAATACCCATCGTCTTCTTCAGTCGGTTCTCTAGGGGGCTCTATCCGTTCAGCCAGTCGTTTAGACACATCAGTTATGTCGAAGCCGCATCCCCTTTCAATATCGTCGAATATCAAACGATAATTATCGAATCGCTTCTCTTGGGTCATACAGGCCAGGGTAGTCACAGCCACGAGAGTCTTCCCAGTGGAAGAGTCTCCGATTAGCTGGTGCATTCGGCCTTTCATCCAACCGCCGTTCCACATATCAGATAGGCCGAGGTTAAGCATAATAGAGCCGGTAGGGATAAAGTTGTTGGGGTCTTTTGCGTCCCGGTCATCGTCGTCATTGACTTCGGGCTCGAACGAATCGACTTGCTCTGCCAGCTTCTCGGTCTTGGTTTTTTTAGTTGTCCTACCCATATTTTCTCCTTTGAAAAAAGCCCCCTCCCTAATTGTTGTGTCTTAGGCTCAGTCGGGATTGGCCACAATGGCTTTCCTCCTATTGTATTAAGGAGGGGGCAACCGGTTTAGCTGTTTTGTTCTTTTGCGTCGTCGCACTCTACCCAGAGGTCGCAGTCATCGCACTCGTTGTAATCATCGGTGTCTGCTCCGAACTTGTGGCCGTGGGGGCATTTGTCTTTATCGTCGCCCTTTTCTTTCTCTGCCTTCGCAGCTTTCTCAGCTCGGCGGCGTTCGCGCTCTTTCTTGATCTCTTCTTTTTTCTTGGCCTCTTCGTCATCATCGCCGTCATCGTCGCCGTCATCGTCGCTCTTGTCTTCCTTTTTGCCATCGGACTCCTCCGGCGGCGCTTCAGTACCGTGAAGTTCGGCCTGGAGTTCTTCATAACTCCGAACGATCAGGATATTGTCCAAGTCGAACGAATCGTCCAAGATGTCGTCATCGTAGTCTTTCCGATCTTTGAAGTCGATACGGGAAGCATCGACGAATGTGTTCGTTCCCAATGATCTTTCAGCCCATCGGACCTTGAGGGTCTTGCCGCCTTTCAGCTCGGCGAAATCGGCTACTTCGTCATCGCCTTCGCGAATCTCTTCGTCCAACTGCTTTCCGAATAAGAAGTAGGACATATCCATGAGCTGAACGCCCTTGTCCTGATCGGAAAGATCGATGATATTGTACAGTACGCGCTCCTTGGGCTTGAGTTCGTCGATGAGGTCTTGGTTTGCTTCATCATCCTCTCGCATCAAATCTTTCCGCTCTTCGCAAATCGGACAGGGCTTGCCGAAAGTCTTTGGACAGATCCTTGGCTTTTCTTCCGGTCCAATATTGAAGTGTACAAAGTAAGTGCGTTCCCACCATTGCTCGCCTTTCTCCGCGTCGGGATGGTTATCGATAGTCACCGTGTATGGTATGATATCGATAGACTTCGTTCCCTTTTTTGGTTTGTACATTTCAGCGCCGTCAGGCAGCTTGAATGTGTTGGCAGCCCCTTTGTTTTTATTCTCTTGGGCTCTCTTCTTTGTTCTTGCGCTCATCTTCCCCATGACTCACTCCTCCTTTTAAAAAGTCCTTAACGTATTGGGACTTGGCTTTGTAAAAGCCGGTGGCCCCCATAAACATACACATATGCACTACAGCTGGTATAAAGAATAACAATGCCACCGCTAGTAGCGCCCAGTGGTACCAATTCATTTAGTCCTCCGCGCTTTGATCTTTTCTCTCGCCATCTTCTTGGTCTGGGCAGTCCGTTTGTAGTGTTCGTCTTTCAAGTTCCTCTCCGCATTAGGAGCGGCGAAGTACCGCTGGCCGAGAAGCTTGACTAGGTTCTCGAGAGAGGCTTTTCTGCCTTCTATGGACTTGGTAGCGGAGTATATCCGATTGAAGTTATCCTTCGCTTCGTTGAAGGCCTCCAGCGCTTTGAAGTATGCATCCTTGGCTGTTTTGTAATCAGGATCTATAGTGACGGCATCTTCTATGGTAGAGTCGCTGGTTTTAGGAAGATCGTAGTCTTCCGGGTTTTTCTTCATATCCAAAGCAATCCGGGCCTTTTCCTCTTTCAAGTGCCGCTCTGCTTTCTCTAACTCAACCTTTTTCGCATCCCGTTCTTTCCCAGCTTGATCTTGCGCCAGAGAGTAATCCAAAAGGAGGTCTGGTTGATCTAACCATTCCACGTCCAGCGCGTCGGGATCGATCTTGATATCTTTATGGTAATTTAATTCGCGGCCTTCCATTTACTTTCCCCCTTCGCCCATAAATATAGCCCTAGCCAGTCTTGAACTAGGGCTATAAAATGGTTTTTAATAAAGGAAATCTTTATTTTTAAGGATAAAAAGACCCCTTATAGCATAATCTTCCGCTCCTCAATCAGGCCTAGCTTTTCAGAGAAGAACCCAAGTAGCTGCGCGGGGGCTGCTCTTTTGTGCAGTTTGAACCTGCTAAACTGACTTGGGCCGATCATGCTAGGGCACAGAAAGATAGAATCGTCGAGCACTGCGCGGTGGTGCCAGTGGCCGGTAAATACATATTTGAATTCTTTATCAGTTCCGGCTCGGGCTTTGTACTCCATGTCAAAAGTCGATTCGATCGGGTAGTATGGAGTGCGATTATTCATGTTTACTTCACCGCTATGAGTCAACAGGCAATTCCACCCCATAATATCTACCACGGTCATAATCGATCGTGGGAGATTCCACTCGACGTTCTCGCATTGCTCTGTCAAAGCTTGGGCCATCAGGTACGCCGACATGTCCCAGTTACGGTCGGCGGTCATTTTGAATACAGGCTTCTTCCCGTCCCTGCCATGATTGCCGCATATGCAATGTACCCGGATCTTTTCGAAATGGGCAGATAGTCCTACGATCATCTTGGCGAATACCTTTGCAACAGAAGGCACAGCTACTGGCATAGGCATCTCCACTGCATAGGCCCCTTCTTGAGGTTGGATCTTACCGCAGAACCAATCTCCTAAACTGAAAATGTCCAGGTAGCGCACTGGACCAGCCTGTCTTGCTATGTTCACAAGTTCTAAGGCCTTCCTTGTGGTAGCATCCATTCGATCCAAGAAAGTAGCCCAGTTGTATGAAGCAAGTCCTTCCATCTCCTCCGCCAAGACGGTTTCCTCTGCATGTTGATCAGTTGTTACGAGAACCGCATGGGTTTCGTCATGGCCTAGTTTAGGCTTGTCATACTTGACTTTCTCTGGGGGTGGGAATGAATGAAGAGCGCATTTGATACAATCGAATAACGATTCATCTGTTCCGATCTGCCGCTTAAGAGCTGAGTTCTCCTTCTCCAGCTTCTTAACATAGTTCCTTAAAGCGGTTTCTTTCGGATTGGGATCATGTTCGTGCTTGAACTCATTACGTGACGTCATTTAGATCCCTCGCTCTGCTCACGTTGGCCAAGGCCCACTTCTTTGTCCTCGGCGTAGTCCAAAATACCTTCTCGCCGACCTTGAATTGATACTGCAGAAATTCCCTTTGTTCCGCAACGGAACGAAATCCTTGGGACAATACTCCTCCACAGCACTCCTGTTTGAATTCCTGGTCGCCGAGGATGGGGTCGTCTTCCGGTCGATCATTCGCCATTTCTTTAAGGCGCTTAACGCCTTCTTTGATGGCGGCTTCTTGACGGGTCCTAATGTCATATTTGGTCATAAATTGCTCCCGATTCATAACAGAGGAGGATCCGAGGGAGCAAGATTGAGTCGGCTTTTGTCTCAGTTCGGACATGGAAGTTAAACCTTTTCGGCATGCCGTAGTGAGACGCTGTGTTACGGTTTTAGGTCGTATACCCAGCTTTCTTGCCGCCTCCTTTTTGGATCCTGTCTCTTTGAAAGTGTTTACGGTTTTCTTGAGTTCTGCTTCCGAAAGTGATTGAGCCATTAGATACCTCCTACTGAAGGTCTTTGTATGCGGCGAAAGCCATCATAGTAAGCCCGGGCTTTCCGCAATCGAAGGTGTTCTTTTCATAAAAAGGTTCCATAGCCACCGCCGCCGCTTCATTCCCCGACAGAAGGATTGTATTGAAATATCCCATACAAATACGTCGAACTGTTTCGGGTTCTTCATCTATGCCTTTGAGGATTGAGGCTATCACCTCCCAATCTTCGCCTTTCCAAATGGCCCGGGCCAGTTCAATCCCAGCATTCCGTTTGGATGCCTCTTCTAGGGCAGCGCCTTCCATGTCCTCAGGATCCAATCCTAGAATGGTTTCCAGTATGGACAGCGCGTCTCTCGGATGCCCTAGCGAAGCATTATATACTTCTCGAAGCACCGAATTAGGCACTTTCGTTTGCTCTAATTGGCAAATCTTCTTTAACCAACGGATAGTTTGTTTCTCATTGAGGGGTCCTACAGAGATAGGGGTACACCGGCTCTTGATTGTCGCGGTGAGCTTCTGCGGATCGGTAGTGCATAGAAAGAAATAGACATATGAAGGCGGCTCTTCCAAGACCTTGAGCATAGCGTTCCGGGCCTGTTCTGATTTCAAACCGTGCGCCTCATCTAATATCCAGACCCTGACGGGACCGTTCATAGGCTTGTGGTAGACCTTGCGCTTGAGAGACTTTACTTCAGCCACGCCGCCGAAGCTCCCAATGTCTAATTCTTGCAAGTCCATGGAGTGCGCTGGATCAATAGTATCGCATTTCAGTTCCTTCGCCATTATCCGTGCCAAGGTAGTTTTGCCGCATCCCCTTGGTCCCTGTAGTAGCACAGCGTGCGGTATCTCGCCACGTTCTATTATACTGGAAAGGGACCGCTTGGCGCTAGTATTTCCCTGTATTTCCTCTAAGCTAGTAGGCCTGTAAGTGTTATATAAACTCATTACTCCTCCTTTACTCCATAAAGAATCTGACTATACCGTACACTGCCGATACTGCTATAAAGCCACTGAACGCCAAAAGACCTATTGTGATCATTGCGTTTTTCATTAGGAACACCTCCTCTTTTTGACCCGCGCTATGAACGCTGCTGCGTGGCTCTCTACCAATGGGTTCCAGCACTTCCAATGCCCTAAATGACCGAAGGTAAAATGGCATTTCATTCCCTTATCGCAAAGAGTCATGAGGTTGCATTCCTCCAGCTCCAATTCGGGATGTGTGTGAAAGGGTCTAACATGATGGACCTCCAGCCCGTCTGTCCGGCCACAAGCTTCGCACTCCGGATGGTTCTTGATATATTCCTTACGGACCTTTGGCCACTTGGAGCTGCGGGTCAATCGTTTGACTACATGTTCTCTTATAAATCCCATTATTCGTCTTCTCCTTCCATTCTGCGCCTCCTTATTTTATGGGCCGATAGTATTTTAGCAATCGATCCATTGCTTCATCGAATTTCAAATCGGTGGCTACAAATACATCTGCGTAAGGACCGAAATGGTAACGCTTGTAATGAACGATTTCCACTGCCGGAGTAGCCTCATCTATTATCGCTCCTGGGGGCGGATCCAATTTTACAAACGGAAGCTCTTTCCATATTGGGACCTCTAAGAACTCACTTTGTTCAGCTCTCCACTGCCCGTCCAATGGCCCTCCTATACAGAGGGCAGGGCGATTTCTTCCTTCGTACTCCATGGCGCATCAACCTCCGCGCAATCCGCCTCTATTTCCAGAGGCGTGTTAATAAAAGACCATTCCTTCGGCAGGTCGCGGGTCATAACCTTGTTAGCCATACCGAGGAAGTCTTGTAGTTCGTGGGGAGCTACCGTAGCGATAATCGAATCATGTATTTGTCCAACGATCCGGGACTCCCATCCCTCAGCCTTGAGTTTATTGTTTATTCTAATCAAGCTCCAAAGCAGCGCGTGGAACGCGAGGCCTTGAATGGGGAGGTTGGTTGCTTGATTATATCGTAGCATACCGGAGGCTACAAACCCGTTTAGGTACTGAACGTAACCATTCTTGAGATATTTCTCCCAAGTTGCGTCTTTCCATTCTTGGTATACCTTAAAGCGCCTACCCCAAAAATCCTTCTCGACCTCCTGCACGTGCTTTTCGAACTGCTTATAGTTTTTGATACCCTTCGAGGACAAGTGCCGCTTGAGAGGCGTATTATCCCGAAGATGGAGATCATACTTATTGATATCCCCCCAAAGGTTCTGCGCGCATTTTACATAATAATCTCCATAGAATTGAGGAAACACGAAGGAATTCTTAGCACACTTTCTGATGTGTTTCTCAAGACTATCATGTTTATCCAGCGTATCCAGTTTATATAACTGAACGCCCATATCGCCATGCATATCGTTGGCGATTGGATCCGCTTGGTATTCTAACATCACAGGGTCTTGGTGGTACCAACAGCTGGTCGAGACTTCAACGCCTGAATAATCCAACTCGACCAAGTGGTGGCCAGGCCATCCTAGAATAACCGAGCGCACGATCTGCATCATTGCGTAGTCACGGCTAGGCATGTTCTGGAAGTTGGGATCGGAAGAGGAAGAACGAAAGGATCGCGCTATATGTAGATGAAAGAACGGATGGAGCCATCCATCTACTGTCTCACGGAGTATACTGTTGAGGTAAGTATTTCTGAGCTTCTTTTTCTTTCTGATTTGAATGAAGTCTAATATGAACTTCTTATCATAATCAAGTTTCTTCAGTGTCTCCGCGTCGGCCTTCGGTACGTCCTCTCCGACGAACTTCTTCAGTACCTTTTTTAATTGGGTATCGGAGTCAAAATTGACATTGTTTTTGTATTGTTTCTTCCACTCTTTCATAGCCTCATGGTCTCCCAATTTATCCATAAGGCGATCTATGTCTTTGCCAGCTTGTTTGTAAGCTTCCTTGGCCTTAGGCACATCTATGCGTATGCCGTTTTGCTCCACGTCAGCCAGGGCTAAAATACCTTCATGGAAGAACCGGTACGCATATTGGGTAGTCGGCTCAACCATTAGCGGCGTACAATAATTGGCTTCTATCGTCGCTCTATCCATTTTGGTCTGAGTTCCTCCATTTCGTCTAGGGCTAATCTGTATTCGTAAAGCGCGTCCAGTCCGCAATAAATCAATAGGTCGCGGATCGCTATCTTTTCAATCTGGTTGAAAGCATTGGCTCCCGGTTTCGTCCCTTTCAATAAGGAATTGAGGTGGGAGTCGTAATCTGCTACTCCGTATCGACGGTAGACTTGGTGTTTGAGAGAAGTAATATTCTCTCGGTGGTCAAGTATATGAGAACCTACCATAGTATCAAATAACCATCCGGCTACCTCCTGTCCTAATATGACCCGCGACCAGGCTTCCTCAAACTTAAGGTTTTGCGCTACTTTCCAAATGTCCGGATCTCGTAGGAACTTCTTGAAGACGGGGCGTATCTCATCCAGCATAGGAAACGCTACCGATCGGTAGGCCTCAGTACAAATAGAGACGCACTTGATATCATGCCCTTTCCTATGAGGTTTTAAACCAGTGGTTTCGTAATCGAACGCGGCAAAAGGGTAGGTATGTTTAGATCGGATCAGTTCCTTGATATACGCTCGGATCTCATCCGGATGCTTCAATATCTCTACGCATTTCTCATCATCTCGCCACTCCGGTAAAGGGACCTCTAATAACCTTGCGGCCCTAGCAATATCGCGTTCCATTATGACTTTGGCCGATGCAGGAGTGGTTTCCCTCATGATGTAAGATGGATGAAAGGTAGGACATATCCAAGCATTGAAAGTATAGTCTGGGATCGTCGCCCCTTGCCATTTGGAAACAGTACCGATGTCCTTCTTGAAAGTATGCTTCAATAAGCTTAGGTTCGCATAAGTACCCATCGGTATTATGATATGGGGCTGGGCTTCTTTGATCGATTTAATTGCGTTCGGGCGGCAGCATTCGATCTCATGATCCTTGGGATCTCGATTCTCTGGCGGTCGGCATCGAACGGCGTTGTCCTTAAAGCAATCCTCAATATCAATATCGGCAATCCGTTCGACCATCCGCCGGAGGTACTTCCCGGCCTTGCCGCAAAGTTGAGTGCCCCGTTTATCCTCGAGGGCTCCCGGGGCCTCAGCAAACCAGTAGATGGGGATTTCCTTTTTACCACCCACCTCCATCTTTGGCGATCGGCATTCTTTATGTAGGCCGCACCTGCCGCATTGAGGACTGGTAATAGTCTTCTTTGGTTTTCTTATCTCTGACGTACTAAAGAATCCTTTCATGCAGCCACCTCTTTCAAGAACTCACCTACGTTCCGGCCTCGGATCTGTGCTGAGAATTCCCATACATATGAATACAAATGCAAGCCCTTACTGGAGCAAATCATAGGCCCCGCTTCTACCCCGATCTCCTCCGCCATGAACTGCTGGAGGATCGAAATACCCCCGAGGTTCGCCGGGAAGCCACTCCACAGGTCCCAGGATCGAAAGTACGGATAGAAGATCAGAACGCCCTCCCGTATTCTCATATCAATATGACGCAGACAAGGAGGGTCCTCGAGCAGTCCGTCCTCTGGAACGGCTATGGTCATAATAGCCTGGTTGGTACGCGGGGCCTTCTTCAACTTATCAACCCAATATAGGATCTGGTCGAAGGAGCCCGCGTTTAAGTTGTAATTAGACAGGCGCTGTCCGTAAGTATAGGCCTCGTCTGGCTTTTTGTTTCCGGTCAAGATGTAGTCCGCTGCGTAGGATCCAATATCGAAATCTGGCGGGATTGGGTCGGACAGACCCAAAGCAGGATTTAATACTGGTCGGCACTCTCCATGGGGGAATTTGATGTAAACAGTAACCCAATCGAATTCAAGGCGCTTGAACTCGTTTTGAAAAGAGCCTTGGTCTATGCCATAGGAAAATCCAGCCCCGTCTACCAGGGCGTATATCAACCGGAACCAAGCATCCGGTATGTCCCTTGCTTCCAAATATACAGGTTTCAATTCCATTGCCTTTCCTTTCGGATTGGAGCGGCAGGATCGGACTCGAACCGACACCTCTTAGCTGGGGGCCAAGTATGCTACCAGTTACACCACCACCGCTTTTGGTTAGTCGTCTTCTTGAATCATGGCCGTGATATAAACAAAATCATCTTCCTTCTCGAAGACGATCCTATCATCAATGATCCGCAGATTGGGGGTCACCGCGTACATTTCGGCCAAATGCTTTGGGGAAGAGATAAAGTCAATATCCGCTCCATCGTACTCCGTCGATGCCGCTTCTTCAAACCACCCTTGTTCGTTCCGGCCTCGAACGGTTATCTTGTCATCGGTGAGGGATACCTTTACCTTTTCCAAGGGCTGAGATTCGTCCATCTCGGAGAAGACCCCCGCTCTGGCTACCAGTTCCAGAAAGTTATCAGGCAAAGCTATACAAGCGCCGCCCTTTGTATCGATGAACCGGTCCAAGTTCGGATATTCTTCGTTGTAGATTCGAGCGGAGATCTCAGTATTGTCTAACGCTCGGAAGTGCGCCCACGAACCGTCAACGTAGATCTCGCCTAAGTCGTAGTTGGTTAGGTGCTTGGCAGATCCGGAGGGAAGCACAAAGTCCTCGAAAGGCATTTCCAGGTCTTCATAATACTTTCGGGTCACGCGGAAGTTATCAGTCGATTCCATGAAGGTATCGCTCACGTGAACTCCAGTACAAACTCCCAGATGCTCCTCTTGGCTCACGGTGAACAAAACGAACCGGAGGGCTTTAGGAAAGCCGTGGGGACAGGGCACCCACTCCTTCTCCCCTTTGAACTCATCGATAGGGAGGGCAATACTTTCCTGGAGCCGGATACCACCCTTGCCCTTGCCGCCCTTGATTTTCAGCTCCTCTTTGCTGGGGGTTAGAGTGATTTCTTTGGTTTTCATCCGCTTCACAAGTTCATATAGTTTCTTGGCGTTGACGGCTCCTTCGAAACCGATATCAATAGGGAACGAAACCGCTACTTCATCATTGAAGGTCACGACTCGATCTCCGAGGAACACATAACAATCGCCTTGTTCAATGCTTTCTTTCTGAGCTAATCCCGGGGCTACTCGCTCCAGGGCTTCCAACAGATCTGCTCTTTTCATTTTGCCTCCCATGTGTACACCTCCCTTATTCTCCAGGGATTGAGGGTATCTTTGAATTGTTTTAAACCTTTGCTTCCGCAACAACCTCCGTCATTCACAATAGTCAAGGACTCCCACTTGTCCATATAGAAACAATACCGCAAGTACTCATTTAGAAAGGGCTCCTCCCGATGTATAGCGTACCGGTAGTTGATGAACATATGGTTGGAGTCCCATATATTCATCCCCATCAGCTTTCCACCCGCATATAAGTACGCGGCTTGGTGATGAGGTGGGTGGAAGACGTAATCAGCCATAACATCAGGATCGTAAAAAGACAGGCCCTCCCCGAACGTACCCATCCACTCGACAAACAACTCTTCAACATTCGATTTGATGGGAGTGGCGAAGGTATATTCAGGCTCAATCTTATCAGGCAAACTACGCGGCCACTTGCGGATGTTCTTACGGAAC